CGATTTATCCTTTGAAAGATCAGCATACAAATCTGCCTTCTCACGTTTCATCTCCGTAAAGCTCTCTTGCTTTCCAAGGCAATCCTTGGGAGTCAAAATAGCAAACCTGCGTTTCGGCTTTGAGTTCGCAATGTCCACAAGACGCTGGGCAATACATAGCACACTTGCTGTGTTCTTTTCATGGGCATCCGAATACAGATAGGCAAAGAAGAACTGAAGAGTGGTCGGGATGCTTGCTACTCTGATTCCATTTGTCATGGTATGGAAGCTGTGGCACGCGGTTGTTTCGTAGAAGCGGATAAAGTCCTTCTTTCCGTTAATGACAACCGTTGTGCGCTTGGGCAGAATATCGTTTTCTTCGTCCACCACAACCTCCTCGCCCTTCGTGAGGCGCTCAATTACGTCCTTATCAGCTAGCAGAGCGATCGGTGTTGTCCACTTTTCCTTCATGTGAATCTCAGCTGATGTAACGGCTAGCAACACAACCGGTTCGTTCTTCAAGAAGTTCTCAATTTGCTTGCGCTGAGTGGGAGTGATTTCCGTATGGCGATCTGCTGTTTCCTTAGGGCATGTGACGGGATGAGCCTTGTTCAAAAGTTGTAGACGCTTATACACCTTCTCCCAACGAGATACGTCACCTCGAGGGCGAGATAACTCCAGATACATGGACATTCTCAGAAAGTTCGGAGGCACGTAGTGGATTCCCTCACGAACCACATCCTCTTTCCACAGACGATCAAATACATCCTCGCTCAGCTGAGTAATATCGGCAACACCTGTAAAATCAGCAAACACCTTGAAGGTTCCAATGTGCATGCCCGGCTTGACCTCAACGTTCTTCAGTCCGTGGGCTACCAGCTGGTTTGCAATGATCACCGAATGTTCCTGAGGCGTCTTGCTGAAAAAGTCATAATCCGGAACCTCCGTCTCAGGGTTGTAAAAACGATCCTTTTCGGGCAAGAGGTTATTGATCGCAGTTCCACCGTAACAAAGGACAGGATGGGTCTTCAAAAACTTCTCAACAACGGACAGGCTGGTTTTTGTTCCCGGATCGGCAGCCGCGACCCGATTGTTCTCTTCTTCAAGCTCTCGAACCAGATGTTCGATGTCCTCCATTGTTAAAATGGAAGTTACTTTGTTTTTTATCCTGGGAGGCAGCAAGGATGCCACCTAAGCGTTATAATCTTCGTAAGCGAAATGCACCCGTCGTTTGGGTAGATGACGACACACTCAAGACCAAGAATGAAGACATTGATTCAGAAGACGACTCAGACTATGAGGCTCCTGAGGAGAGTGAAGATGAGAGCGGAACAGAGAGCGAAGCGGAGAGCGAGAGCGAGGATGAGAGCGAAGCGGATAGCGAGGTTGAAGAGCAGACTCTCAAGCTCCCCAAGGGAGCCAAGGTGTCTGTGAAGCTCCACATTCACTCCTTCTCCGGCGGTAAGGGCCCTAGTCGGATTGACGTCGAGGATGAGTCCGAGGACGAGGAAGAGGAGGAGGAAGAGGAGTTTATCGCCCACCTTATGGACAAGTATGTTCGCCCTGAGCGGGGAATGGTAGGTGGTCGCCGTAAGAACAACAAGAAGGAGAAGGAAGACGAGTCGCCTGCTCTGTCTCTCAACGAGGAGGAGGAAGACTATTATGAGGATCTCTCCAAATCCAAGCGTCGCAAGCTGAACGAACAGATGAAGGGACTTGCTAAGCTGGTTTCAGATGGCGAGGTTCCGTATAAGTTTCGCGTGCTCGCACTCCCGATTCCAGATGCGCTCAAGGCCTCTGTGATTCGCAAGATTGACGTCCTGAACGAGATGGACGGTGACAGCGGAGAGGTTCACAAGCTCAAGACCTGGGTCGACGGCTTTCTCCGAATTCCGTTTGGAAATGTCGTGCCCCTTCCCGTGAAGTTCAATGAGGACCGAGCCGGATGCTCGAAGTTCCTCTCGGATACTCAGGGAACTCTCGACAAGGCTGTCTACGGTATGAATGCTGCCAAGGCACAGATCATGCAGATTGTGGCTCAGTGGATCGCCAATCCCTCGTCCGTGGGTAATGTGATCGCCCTCAAGGGTCCGATGGGTGTTGGCAAGACATCCTTTGCCCGCCACGGTGTTGCAGAGGTTCTCAAGCGTCCCTTTGAGTTCTTCTCGCTGGGTGGTGCCTCGGACTCAGCGAACTTTGTGGGTCACTCGTATACATACGAGGGTGCCACGTGGGGTCGTATTGCAGATGCAATCATGTCGGCTCGGTGCATGAATCCGGTCATCTACTTTGACGAGCTGGACAAGGTCTCTACGACAGCCCACGGTGAGGAGATCATTTCCATGCTGATCCACTTGACGGACAGGTCACAGAACTCGCACTTCCACGACCGTTACTTTGCAGGTGTTGATTTCGATCTGAGCCAGTGCCTGTTCGTCTTCTCCTTCAACGATGAGTCCAAGGTCCATCCGATCTTGAAGGACCGTATGCAGGTGATCACCTGTGCCGGATACACAGCTGACGACAAGAAGTCGATCGTCACCCAGTATGTATGGCCTCAGGTATTGGAGCGAATCAACATGAAGGACGAGCTGACCATCACCGAGGAGGCTATCAAGTTCCTCATCTCTGAGTATTCTCACGAGGAGGAAGGAGTGCGTGTTCTGATCCGCGCCGTGGAAACCCTGGTCACTCGCATCAACCTTCTGAGGATTGCTGATGAAAAAACTGCAAAGGGCTACCCGTTCTACAAGGCAGTTAAGTTACCCATGGTCGTTACGCCTGAAGATATCCGGGCTCTTCTTGTTGAGACAAAGGTGGTCAACGAGTCGTGGCGTCACCTCTACACTTGAGTAAATTCATGATAGGGAACACCTTCGCGATATAACACAACGTTTCCACAAAACTCCTGATTAATGAGCGGGTAATCAATCACCACTACTTTTTCATTCGGATCACGTCGGACACCATCGTTGCGATAGGAAAAGACAATCAGTCCTGGAGCTACCAATGGATAGATGTGAGTTGCCAAAAATTCATTGTCAACACGATATTCCTCTCGGCACCATGTGATATACTGTTTGAACACCTTCTCTGGAAGAGGAATCTTGCCCTTACATCCCCATAGACCACCCATTAAATGTTGTTCATGCCAACAATGGTCACGAATTGTATGAGCAGTATACGGACTATCTAAAAAGGCATCAATACACCAACGATCTCGCGCATGAATACGGCTATCCGCATCACGCACGCAGACAAACTCATAGTCATTGCTTAGTGCAGGAAGGAACCGATGGATCATATTTCGCGATCCAGATTCGAATGTTGTAGTGACTATGATTCCTAGTGTATCTGCAAACTTTGACGCTTCAGGTGATGCGTAGACCTGGACAACGCACTTCGGGTAGTGGAGACGAATAAGATGAACATTTTCGACTAATCCCTGATAGTACTTATCCGTATAGGGTCCATAGAGACAGAACGAAAAACAGCCACGAAGATCCTGACGAAGTGTGAGGCGACCCTCTTCAATCTGATCCTTGATGTTACGGGATTCAATCTTGTATCGCTTATCGATGCAACCGTTATACACTACCACGTCCTCGAATGTATACGAACAGATTCCGGTGTAGATCTGTGTTAGCCACTCATCGCAATGCCAGTTCCGAATGCTTGGATGGAAGAACGTATTGAATAACCCATAGTGGCTCCGATGAACAAATGCGTTTTCAATGACCTGAGTTCCGCCGACTCGTAGTGCAAAGTTAACCGGATTCTTAGGACCTACGACTCCGCGGTTCTTGTGGAACTTCAGTTTCTCAATAAACTTGGAAGTCCATCCGGGTGTTTCAATCACAATATCATCGCCAATCTGAAACATGTATTCATGTCCATCCTCGTAGGCCACACTTGCCAATCGGTTCCAGACCCACGCAGGTGCGTGCTGGCAACCCGAAACTACCACAACCTTTCCAACTGCCTCGAGTTCGCTCCGGTGATGAAGGAAGAACTCGTCGTCATCGTCCACGCCAATATACAGTTGATAGGTCTGATTCGGATCCTTTGTAGCTTCAAAACTAGGCAAGAATCGGGTCATCAAAAAGCACTCGTCAAGCGTGGTCCACTCGTGGGCACGGCTACAGATGGGAACCAGTATGGCAACACTCATTGCTGTCTACAGGATATTCCATGTAAACTCGGTCAACCGAACAATAAATCGAGACAATGCTGTTTCATTGATTCCTGCAAAGAAGTGCAGGGTCTCATCAACTCGCCTAAAGGACAAACAGTATTCAATTGCAGGGGATACAAAGGTAAACGGCATTGAAACACGAGTCGGCATAAAGTCGTCGTTCAGTTCAACGATACAGTGATAATACTTGCGAGGAGGTCCATAGTCTACCATGTGAACAAGAGCCCACCATTTACCGTCCATCCTGATTGGAGGGGCTGATCCACGGAAGTTTGCAAACATTGGAGGTGTCCGAATCTCCTTCACAATGGTTCCAGATGAATCCACGAGGGTAAGCGGGTGCCAATCGTAGATGAACGTGTCTGTTCCGTTAATGGGTAGCCAGTTCTTCTCGCAGTGTCGTCCGTGAGGTGACGGAATGACCTTGCAGTCCTTATACTCACCGGTTATGTATCTGCCTTGAAGAATACGAATATTCTTGTCATAGTTGTGAACTGTAGCAGTGAAGCACGGCGTTCCATTCTTATCTGAGTATCCACGAACATCCTCAAGACCCCTAATGGTATGATCGAGAACAGGGAGGCCTACTGTTGATTCATCCATCTTTGCAATAAGTTGTCCAGTTTCGATATTGAAACACGCATTCTCACATAGTGAAAGACCTTCGGGCGTTATAAAGTTTCCATTCACAACTTTGTAGTTAACATATCTCACATTGACAAATGGATACTCAAGCACCGAAAGAGCGGATGGTGAAAAGGATGATCCAAACACGGGTGGAAATGTGAGCCGTTTTCGTTCAGAGACGAGTGGTTTCGTATAATATTGGAGGTTATAGAGAATGGATGGATGATGAAGACCGAGCTTCAGCATATAGTGCACTGAAGATCGAAGACCCTCATACCGATCTGGCTTTACGTAATAATCAAGAATCGACTGTTCATAGTCAAAAAGACCCCGGTAGACATCGGTTTCAATGAACAAGCTGTCTGTTGACATTGGAATTTTCTGACCCATAATGACGTATTGATAAGCCTTGTAGTGCTGACCAGTCTCGCGGAAATATCTGGCAAGCTCATACAGAGACTCGGCCCGCTCTTTGCGATATGCATGTGCTCTGAGCATCCACTCTTCAAACTTTGGAATATTTCCAAGTTCCCGATGACACTTGGCAATCATGTAGTGGGAATACCAAATCTCTTCAAACCACCCACCTGCATGAATTCGTCGTTTATACATCCTAATTGAATCCTTCCATCGACCAGTGCTGTGATAGGTCTGTGCAAGATAGAACATATACCGAACATTATCGGGTTCATCAATCACTCCCTTTTCGAGGAGGATAGCATCTCGCTGAAACTTATCCGACTTGCATCCACCGTCATTAAAGTCGTTGATCTGGCAGATCGCCTTTGGTATATGCTCACAATGTGCATCCCAGTATTCATGTGTCACACCCCTACACTCCCATGGATGATCCATACGAACGAGACGGGTATTTGGATATTCCATAGATCCAGCACACTGCACGATCGTATATCCAACATGTTCAAGTGGATATGTCTTTAGTGATCCCGGAGCAAACATCATATCGGCATCTAACAGGAGTCCGTAGGTATCCTTGAGATCCCATCCAGTCTTTTTCAGATACGCTTGTGCATTGGCAAAGCTCGCTGTGCGATTATACCCAAAATTCTGCCAAGGGACCTGCGTTAGACAGCCGTCATGAGTCTTGAGAAACTCGGTGGCGATCTCACACGTCTTGTCGGTTGACCCAGTGTCGCAGATACAGTATGCCTCTACAAACCCTGCAACAGACTCCATACATCGCTTGAGAATCCGCTCCTCATTGCGGACCATGAGGATAAGAACAAACTTTGTCATACTGCGTCCGTATTGTCCTTCCTCTAATCATTCTGTCTAAGTAAATGAGCACGGATTTTGTCAAGCAGTCGCTCCGTGAGAATCTGAGTCGCGTCCTAATCCCTCACGTTGCCGACGGTCTCTGGAGTATCTATGATAACGCCAAGACTGCCTGTGTGCGCAATAAGCAACCCGGTGAGACCCTCAAGACATTTCAGAATCTCCTGACGCGCGTCCCCCAGTGGTCCGATGAGGTCCTGGAGACAGAGGTCAAGCGCATTGAGACGGTGTCCAAGTGCGAGTATATGGACGATCTGCTTCTCGGTGTATTTGTCAGTTACATTCGTGCGTTTGCCAGCCTCCAGCAGTCTGATGAGGCCCATGTGAACATTGAGTTTGATCGCCCTTCGCTTTCCAAGTTCATCTTCACGCTCTATAAGTCCGCCGCCCGGAAGTGCTGGTCTAATGCCTACATGTTCAAGACGATTGACGTGTCATCCGAACAGCAGTCGCGCAACCGTCGTGATATCGAGGCAATGTTGAGTGGTGCCCTAGATGAGGTCATTGATAGCTTCATCCCGTGGAAGGATATTAGCAAGGCATATTTCCAGGCCAAGAGCAGTTCTGCTTTGGAGAAGCGCCCTGATACACCTATGCCCCCGCCCGCCGAAGAGGCGCCTGTTTCCAAGCCGGCACTGTCATTCGGAGAATCGGAGACGGTTGAGTTTGAGACAGATACAGAAGAGGAGGAGCGCCCTCGCCTTAAGATGGGCGAGGATATCAAGCTTGACTTATCGGACGATGAGGATGAGGAGCCGGCTGGCAAGCCCACTGGAGTCATGGAGCTGAACCTCTAAGGTGCGTCCAACCTTCCCAAACGAATCCACATTGAAAATGCAAATGACAGACTACCAAACGCTCGGTATGATTGTCGGCGCCGTGATGATTGTTGCTGCATTGCTCTACGTTCTCGACCGTCGTGCGAAGGCCCAGGGCGTTGATTACATGGATTTAGGTAAGATTGTTGCAGGGTCTGGAGTTGTTACGACAGGTGTCCTGTATTCGCTTGGAACCGAGGCAGTTTCTGACGTTGCCGAGACGGTAACCGCTGCTGCTCAAGATATGTTCGTAGGTAAGCCTGAGTTTTAATTGGCTTACTGAGTATCTTATTAAATAGTAAAATGAAAACACCATTGTGTGAGATCATGGATCGGCATAATACAGATAAGTGCACACCTCATAACTATACGCAAGTATATTACAAGCTTTTCAAAGATATGAATCCTTCACATGTCTTTGAAATGGGAATTGGACACACAAACTTTGATTTTACGTGCAATATGGGACATATTCCAAACTACTACCCCGGTAGCTCTTTACGGGGCTGGAAGGAGTTTTTTCCAAATGCAACAATCTATGGTGCCGATGTCTACGAAGAAGCAGTTCATCAGGCGCGAGAGGAGGGAATTCAGACGTTTTACTGTAACCAGCTTGAGCCCTTTGAAATTAACTATGTGTTCAAAGATCTTCCAATGATGGATATCATTATTGATGACGGATATCATGTATTCGAAGCAAACAAGATCTTCTTTGAGTCAAGTATTAAATACCTTGCACCGAACGGTATTTTTGTAATCGAAGACATAGATTCAAGATTCTTTGATGAGTTTCATCATCAGATACAAGAGTGGAAAACTATGTTTCCTCACCTAAATTTCAAGCTTGTGCAACTAGAGGTTGAGCCTTTTAAGATTGCTAACGATAACCTTCTTATTATCTCTTCCCGTTCACTTGACAACATATAAGCTAGGTATCAATAATCAGTGCGTCACCTAACTGAGCTGCCGATGGCGTAGCGCGATACTGAACCATCCGACCAATCTCCTTCTTCGGAACGGCTGAATCTCCACAATACCTGACAATCGCCTTATATAGATCAAATCCGTGATAGCGATCGTGGTTATCCATCTTCGTTCGAAACATGACAGATGTGCCATCAGTCTGCTTCATCCACTGAATAAAGACTGTAAATAGCGGATGTGTATACTCATGCTTTGGTCCCTTGGGAAACATATCCCAGAAAACCGACGTAGCAAACCGAACCAAATCGAATGACGATGAAGCGCCAATGTGGGGGTGCTTATTGTCATAAAACGGCTCCATATTATACTGGCCGCCTGCTTCTTCATCTTCCTGAAACTGACTGCTCATGAACAGTTTGGGTTCCTTAAGTCCAGCCAAGCGCATGCTGAGGATTGATCGATCGAAGTCGATAATCTTCATCAGGAACCCAAACGTCGGGACCTTATAGACCACTCCACCGTGATTGTAAATACAATGAGTCTGGTTCGTCTTGACATACATCACGTTGTTACCATGGAGATCATTGTGAGTGAATCCAAAGTTGCGCTGGGCATACGCAAGAGCAAATACCATCTGTGAGACCCATGCAACATGCTTCTCAGGTTCGGGGTAGAGCTTGATCAGATCGTAGAAGGTGCCCTCACAGACCTCCATAACCGTCGTCATCACAGGCACGTCTGTAAAGGTAGCCCATGCAAAGGACTCATCCTCTTCTTCGGGACCCTCTTCCTCATTTGTTGCGTCTGAGCATGCACAGGACTCAATGTCGTAGACGTCATCTTCAGTCGATTCCTCCTCTTCCAACTCAGGAGATCCAGAGGATGCAACATCATACGCTTCTGCCGATCGGTCTGTATCTGGAGCACTCACGTGATCTGCATCCACATCCTCAATTCCATCCAATGCAAGATCCTCGGCAGTTTCAATTGCGATGCGAGCCCGACGTGTGTGGCTGAACTCTGCATCGTGCCCAGATGTGCGAAGCTTGAGTTCAAACGTCTTTCCAATCTTTTCAGCAAACCATCCCTTCTCGGTGAGATCTTCGTAATCATCCGATATATCAATCGTGTGCGATCCTGCAAGTCCAGCGTATACACCATACACCTTAGGAAAGTGCTCACATCCAGATTCAGAGAGTGCAATCGATGTCATCGCTCCAACATACGCAGCCGTGTGAGGGCTCTGCATACGGTCCTGAAGATCATCGGCAACATCAGTGCGCTTCGGAACCCCAAAGGCACCATAATCCCCTCGCATCGTCTTGAAGGGAGACAGAATCATCGTAGTCTTGCGGTGAACTGGAATGGTCTGTCCACGAATCTTAACATGTGTTTCGTCCACAATAGACTCAATCGGAAATTCAAGCTTCACTCCATAGTCGTGGAGTCCAGCAAGATTCTCCGTCTTGAAGAGCTTTTCAAGGCACGGAAAGAACGGTTGCATCGTCTTCATTGACCAAAGCGTTCCGTCCAACTTCGGCATACGATGGATCTTCAAAGATACGGGTGTCGTTCGCAGATCCTTTCCCATTGTGAGATGTCTCGGCGGGGAAAGTTAAAAAATAAACGACGAGGAGAACAAGATGACGCAGAACTTCAATCTCAAAAAGTTCAACATGGAGATGATCAAAGAACGATGTGGAATGGATTCTCGTAAAAGTCCCATGATCGTGATCATTGGAAAGAAGGACACCGGTAAGTCCTTCTTGGCTCGTGATCTTCTGTTTAACGTCCAGGACTCGTTTCCCGCAGGCATGGTGATCTCTCCCACAGAAGCCGTGAACGAGTATTTCCAAGCGTTTGTTCCGTCCAAGCTGATTCACGATAAGTATGAGCCTACGAAGGTTCAGGCATTTATCAAGCGTCAGTTCGCTGCTAAACAGCGGTTTCTCAAGTCCAAGGCTACGGGACAGCCGTTTGACCCGCGTGCGTTTCTGATTCTGGACGACTGTTTGTATGCGGCAAAAGAGTGGATCAACGAGGAGTCCACACGTTTCGTCTTCATGAACGGTCGCCACTTGGACATGATGACCATTATCACCATGCAGTATCCGTTAGGTATCACACCGAACCTCCGCACCAACGTGGACTTTGTCTTCATTCTCCGTGAGAATATCCTAGGTAATCGTCGTAGGATTTACGAGAATTACGCAGGTATGTTTCCTACCTTTGAGATGTTTTGTGATTTCATGGACCAGTGCACAGAGAACTACGAGGGTCTGGTCATTTGCAATAACGTGTCGTCCAACAAGCTTGATGATCAGGTCTTTTGGTATAAGGCTTCAGAGCACCCACCGTTCAGACTTTGCGACCAGTCTTTGTGGGCCGATAACCGCCCTTTCCAGTCCGCAATGCTCGCCGCCGATGAGTATAACTCCTCTTCGATGAGGAAGAAGAACGCCCCGCCCTCCGTGTGGGTAAAGAAGTCAGGTGGACAGTAGAACCACCATTTTTTCCACGAGCGGGAGCACGCCGAGGCTCAGCAGGAGGGGGTGGAGCTACAATACCAATCTCACGCGCTGGTTGAGGTGGTTGAGCAGCAGGCATCGCTACGGGTGCATCTGCTATGGCAAGTGGCTGTTGTGCAGGAGCAGCCGGTAATACTGCAGGTGCATTATTCAACAAGAGCGGTGCAGGTGCAACTGCATTAGTTACTGCGAGCGGTGCAGGCATAGGCGGAGAACTTAACCCCGAAGTAGCAGTTAACATTTTTGTTACCGCATCGAAACTATCGGCTTCACCTTTCGTGATAATCCCGCGCCATAGAAAATAATACATTATCGCAAGTACAACGAAAAATCCAGCACCTCCAATCCACAGTGTTTCTTCGTTGACGGCGGAGAAGATAATTGTATTCAACGCATTTACTATTGACTGTGCTCCTTGAACTGTAACCTTTTCAGCCGAATACATTGCTTCGGATGCGCGATCTGCAGGTGTGGGATCCGGAATGG